TCGATGACGATAGACGATGTGGACCACTACAGTGCCGAGGAAAAGGCGCGCATCATTGCGAGCTACCCGGCGCATGAGCGCGAGGCACGCGCTAGGGGCGTTCCGACAATGGGTTCGGGTCGCGTGTTCCCCGTCGCCGAGGAGAGAATATCCGTCGATCCGATGCCGATCCCGGACTTCTGGCCGCAGATCGTCGGCGTCGACTTCGGCATTGATCACCCTTTCGGTGCCGCACGGCTGGCATGGGATAGGGACAGCGATACCGTCTATGTTACGCACTGCTACCGGGTACGCGGTGAGATACCTGCCATTCATGCGGTGCAGATCAAATCATGGGGCGAGTGGATACCGACAGCCTGGCCGCATGACGGCCTGATCCGCGACAAGGGCAGCGGTGAGCAGCTTGCGTCTCAATACAAAAGTCACGGGGTCAACATGCTGCCCGAGCGCGCCGAGCACGCGGAAGGCGGCAATGGCGTCGAGGCTGGTATCGCCGACATGCTGGAGCGCATGAGCACGGGCCGCTTCAAGGTGTTCTCGAACCTTAACGACTGGTTTGAGGAGTTCCGTCTTTATCATCGTGTCAACGGTTTGATCGTAAAGGAACGCGACGATTTGATGAGCGCCACGCGCTACGCCTGCATGATGCTGCGCTATGCCGGCACGAAGCATCCAATTGAGCAGCCGCGTTCGCGCTACACCCGCCGACGTGCCGGAGGCTCCGCATGGGCGGCATGACCGACGATTACGACGACGAGGGAAACGACGAGGCCGACACCCCGGAAGCCGACGACGAGGCGCTTATGCGCAAGCTCGGCGCGTGGGAAAAGCAGGCGCGCCAACACTGGTCTCAATGGCGCCAAGAGGCGCGGCGCTGTTATGACTTCGTCGCTGGGCATCAGTGGAACAGCGATGATAAGGCGGTACTGCTAGAGCAGATGCGCACGCCGATCGTGTTTAACCGCACCGGCCCTATGGTCGATGCCGTTCTCGGCGCGGAAATCCTCAACCGGCAAGAGGTCCGCTATGTGCCGCGCGAGGTCGGAGACGTACAGGTCAACGAGCTGATTAGCTCGGCCGCAGATTGGGCGCGCGATCTGTGCGACGCTGAGGACGAGGAGAGTGACGCATTTTCCGACGTGATCACGTGCGGTATGGGCTGGACCGAGACCCGCATGGATTACGAGATCGACGCGGAAGGCACGATCCGCATTGATCGCGTCGATCCGTTCGAGATGTGGGGTGATCCGTCCGCCCGTAAGCGCAATCTGGCTGACATGCGCTATTGCTACCGTGCGCGCTACCGCGACAAGAGCGAGCTGCCAAAGGAATGGCGCGAGAAGATCACTCAAAGTAGCGACGACGGCGAGTTGTCGACGGCGAGCGGATCGACCGGACCCGGTGACGACTACGAAACCGGCGACAAAGAAACGACCGGCGAGGATAGGCACAAGGGCAAGGTCTACATCAAGCATTTCCAGTGGTATGAGCTTGAGGACGCCTATCGCATACAGGACGATGCGACGGGCCAATCTGCGACGATGGACGCGGACGAGTTCCGCCAGATCGTGATGCAGTACATTCAGGTTGGGATGCAGCCGCCACAGGCCGTCAAGGTCAAGACGCGCCGGTATTATCAGGCGTTTGTCTGCGGCGATGCGCTGCTGGAGCCGAAGTCGCGAGTGTCGTGTGATCGGTTCACGTTGAACTGCATCACGGGCAAGCGCGATCGAAATTCAAGCACGTGGTACGGAATAGTACGCGCCATGATGGACCCGCAGATGTGGGCCAACAAGTGGTTGTCCCAAATTCTGCACATCCTCAACACGTCGGCAAAGGGCGGCCTGCTGTACGAAAAGGAAGCATTCGAAAACCCGCGCAAGGCGCTGGAGGAATGGGCCAAGCCGGACGGCGCCATTGAGCTTAAGCACGGCGGCCTCGCTCGGGTGCAGGAGCGCGAGGCCAAGAATTACCCGCAAGGACTCGATCGGCTGCTTGAGTTTGCGGTTAACTCTATGCCCCAGGTGACGGGCATCAACCTTGAGCTTCTGGGTCTCGTGCAGAAAGAGCAGGCCGGCGTGCTCGAGGCGCAGCGCAAACAGGCCGGATACGCCATCCTCGCCGTGTTCTTTGACAGCCTGCGCCGCTATCGCAAGATGCAGGGCCGCGTGATGCTCCACTATATACAGGAGTATATCAGCGACGGCCGGCTTGTGCGCATCAGCGGCCAGAACGGCGGCGAGCAGTACGTGCCATTGGTCCGCCAGCGCGACACGGCCAGCTATGACGTGATCGTTGACGAAGCGCCGATGTCGGCCAATCAGAAGGAAGCCGTGTGGGGCATGCTCACGCAAATGCTCCCGATCTTGCAAAAGCAGCCTGTTCCTATGGAAGTCTGGCAAGAGTTCCTGCGTTATTCGCCGCTGCCGTCGAGCGTATCGGGCAAGATCGGCCAAGCGCTGGCGCAAGCCGCACAGCCTGACCCGGAACAGCAGCAGATGCAGATGGCGGGCCAACAGTTGGCGATGCGGAAGGAAGCGGCAGCAGCGGCCAAGGATGAGAGCCAGGCCGTGCTTAATCAGGCCCGCGCGGTGCAGGCCACGAAGCAAGCCTATCAGCAGACACTCGAACCTCAATTATTCCCAGGTGGTAGATGAGCGATCGCACTGAAACTGTAGTAGAGCCAATGGACCAGACCGAGGCAGCCGCGTGGGCTGAGCTTGAAAAGGACGTGGCGCCGGAGGAAGGCGAGGAGCAGGTCGAGGAGGCGTCGGCAGATCCCGACGCGCCAATTAAGGAAGAACCGGCAAAGGACGACAAGGCGCCTGTTCCTTACGAGGAGCTGGACAAACGCTATAGGCAGCTGCAGGGCGCGCTCGGCGAGGAGCGCGGCACGCGGAAGCATCTGGCCGAGCGCATTCAGCAAATGGAAACGGTGCTTCGCGCCGTGGCCACGGCGCGGCAGCAAGCGGCTCAACCTGAAATCAAGGTGCCGACGATCGAGGAAGACCCGATTGGGTATTTCAACCACCAGATCGAGCAGCTTCGCCAGGAGAATGCACAGCTTCGTACGGGCGCACAGCAGTCTGTGCAGCAGGTGCAGCATGCTCAAGTGGAGCAGCAGTTTTGGGGCGCGGTCGAGCGCTCCGAAACGGAAATGCGGCAGGCCAACCCGGACTATGATCCCGCCGTGACATTCCTCGAGGAGTCGAGGGTGCGCGAATTGCAGGCGATGGTGCCGGATGACGAGCGCGGCTCAGCCTACGCGGCGCAGAACGGGTTCAGAAGCGCGGCGGACATGCGGCTGGCCATGCTCAACAGCGATCGGATCAACGTCGCGCGTCAAGCGCTGCAGATGGGTCTCAGTCCGGCGCAGCTGTACTACAATCTCGCCGTCCAACGCGGATATCAGAGCAAGCCGGCTGTGCCATCGCTTAAGAAGGCCACGGCACAATCTACACCAATTCAAGCGGCGAAGGCAGGCCAAGCGGCAGCCAAGTCGCTTTCGGGAGGCGGGTCGCAGTCTAACAACGCGATGACGCCGGAAGATTTGGCGGAGCTGTACCTCGAAGACCCGGATAGGGCCGATAAGGAATTCCGCCGGATGCAGAAAATGGGACTACTCGGCTAAGCAGGGCCGCAACCTGCCATCCCGTACCCGTAGCGTGCGTACCTCGGCCGAACGGAGCCGCAATCCGCCTCGCCAGCCTGCCGGCGTCAAGAGCAGAGCACCCGCGCACTATCTTAACAGCCATACTAGAAAGGACGCCATACCATGGCAGTCACAAACTACGGCGTGAACGCCAACGAGGCGGTCAAGCTGTGGTCGCGCCGGCTTGCTCGTGAAGCGCTGAAAGCGACCTATATCCAGAAGTTCGTTGGTGAGAGCGACGACAGCGTCATCCAGATCAGGAACGACACCAAGAAGGGCCCCGGCGATCGTGTCCGCGTGACGCTGCGCATGCAGCTTGACGGCGCGGGCGTTCAGGGTGACGGAACGCTTGAGGGCAATGAGGAGGCGTTGACCACCTACACCGACGACTTCTTGATCAATCAGCTTCGCCACGCTGTTCGCAGCTCTGGCAAGATGAGCGAGCAGCGCATCCCGTTCTCGGTGCGCGAAGAGGCCATGTCGGGCCTTCGGGACTGGTGGTCGGATCGTATGGACACTTGGTTTTTCAATCAGGTTTGCGGCTACACAGTCCAGACCGATAGCCGTTACACCGGCAACAACACGGTGACGGCTCCGAGCGCCAATCGCAAGGTGTTCGCGACGGGATCGGCTGACGAGACCGTGCAGGCGGACAGCACCAAGGTGATGACGCTTGCGATGCTCGATAAGGCGGTGGAAGCGGCGAAGACCGCAACGCCGCTGATCCGTCCGATCAACATCATGGGCGGCAAGCACTATGTCTGCTTTCTGCACCCGTATCAGGTCTATGATCTGCGCACGTCGACCAGCACCGGTCAGTGGCTCGACATCCAGAAGGCGGCCATGAGCGGCGGCAAGCTGGCCGAAAACCCGATCTTCACCGGGGCGCTCGGGATGTACAACAACGTCATTCTTCACGAGTCCACGCGGGTGACGAATGGCGTGCATTCCAGCACGGGCGCAGCCCAGACGAGCACGCGGCGCGCTGTTCTGTGCGGCGCTCAGAGTGCTGTGATGGGGTTCGGCCAGGGGCACTCGTTTAAGGAGTTCGACTGGTACGAGGAGCTTTTCGACTACGGCAATCAACTCGGCGTCAAGGCCGGCTGCATTGGCGGTCTGAAGAAGTCGGTGTTCAACAGCGTCGACTTCGGAACGATCACGATGACCAGCTACGCTGCGGCGCACTAAGGAGGGCGAAAACATGTCTACTGGTGGAACTAATCTTCGCCTTCCTGTGGCGCACGTGCTGTCGAGAGACTTCACTTTCGCCGACGATGGCTCGACGCTCGAACTTGGCTGGGCACCTGTAGGCGCCACGGTCATTCGCGGCGGGGTGGTGGTATCGACCGCGTTTAACGCCGGATCGACCAACGTGCTCGACATCGGCACGGCGGCTGACCCGGATGGGTTTGCTACCGATCTGGCGCTCGGCACCATCGGCGTGATTTCTGCCGATGAAATGGCGACGACCAACGACGCCGGCCCGTTCACGTCTGATACGCAGATTGTCTGCGTTGTTGACCTGACCGGAACGGCGGCCTCGGCCGGCGTCGGCCGCGCCTGGGTCGAGTTCATCCTCGATCCGGATGCCTACGCCTGATGTCCACTCTGGGCACCATGAAAACGCGCATCGCGGACGAAATCGTCCGCGATGACCTCTCGAGCCAGATCGCAAACGCCATTACCACGGCAATTGCGATCTGGACTCCGACGCGTTTTCACTTCAACGAAAAACGGTATACGCTCTACACCTCCGACGGTGGCGAGTACTACCCGTTTTCGTCAATGACAAACACGGACGGCAGCGCGCTCGACACTGACGAGACGCTGGTCGAGATCGACAGCTTTACGCTGACCTATAACGACCAGCCCTATCAGCTGTGGGAGATGACGCAGCAAGCCGTTGACCGGGAGCAGAGCCCCAGCTCGCTCTATACCGGCCAGCCGAGCGCCTACGCGATATTCGGGGATCAGATGAGGCTGCACCCCATCCCCGATGCAGCCTATCAATGCACGCTGTCGGGCCTTGCACGGCTCGGCACGCTGTCGAGCGACGCGGCGTCCAACGCATGGATGACGACGGGAGAAGCTCTGATTCGCAATCAGGCTAAGGTGATCCTGTATCGCGACATCGTGCGCGATATGGACGGCGTTGCGCTTGCCAAGGACGCGCTCCGTGAAGCCCTCGAGCCCCTGCAGCGGCGCATGGCGGCGAAGGTCGTAACCGGGCGCATCGCCCCATGGGTGCTCTGATGCCATTATCCGATGCAACCAACAGAGAACGTCTTGCAATGTCGCGGCGAGCGATGGCAGGGCGAGACCCAACGCTATCAGCAGATGACCGTGCGGCAATAGCGGCTCGAGGTGCCATCAGCGAGCAGAACAACGCCGCGCTAGAGCAAATGCTCGGCGAGTTGTTCTTAGGTCAGCCCGTTCGAGCCGTGCAGTCGGTCGGCGAGGCGTACCTGAACCCGTCAATTGCCAATTTTACAGACGCAGGCGTTCAGACGGCGATGGCAGGGTTTAGGCCGATCGCTGCCGGCAAGATAGCCCTTGGCGGGTTGGGAACTGCCGCAGCATCCGACGCATTGATGAGCGACGCCAACGCTCAATCTAAAAAAGGCGCTCCAGCTCAAGCAGCCAAGGTCACGCTTCCGGGATTGTCCGACGAGCAAAACCAAGAATATAACGCGCTGCAACAGCGGCTAGTGTCGGCAAACTATAGCGGTCGTGCCGATCGCCAAGCCGTCGAGCGTCGCGTCGAGCAGCTTCGCAAGCTGTCGGACGACTTCGCCGGTGCTCGCAACGTATCGCGGCAATCAGAGTATGACGCGGCGGTTCGGCGTGCTGAAACGGCCAGAGACACGATCCTTGCAGACAAGCCGAAGAAATTTTCCGAGACCTCGGTGGGTCAGGTCTATGACAAGCTCGGTGTGATCGCACCCGGCGTCATTGCTGCAGGT